TTACCATGTGGTATAAAACTACCACTAACGGTTTGAACCGATGTTGTAAATGATTTTTGTATGTATCTTTTACGAGCACCAAATCTAAATTTTATGGTTTCGTTTTCTTTATACGCTTCTCGTAAGTGTATAGGGTATAGGTAGTTCTCACTATTGCCAGAAACATCCAAGGTGGTCAAGCTACCTGTGTTAGAACCAGTTGCTGGTAAATGGTCATCCCACTTTAATTCTATCTTAGGAGAGTATATAGTGTTGGTTTGTCTTGAGAAAAATTTAAGGTTTTCAAAGCTACCACTTGATGTTTCTCTACTACCGGATAGTCTTACTAACATACCATAGTTAGTATTTACACCACCAAACCATTTATTAGCAAGGGTTGTAATGTCCATGTTAAGGTCAGGAGATTCTACTGAAAAGGATTGGGATACTTCATCACCAGCAATATAAGTTCCACCAGGAGTTGTCCAACTTATCTCCGAATTGTTTTTGTTTTTTCTATACAACCAACTACAACCATCAGTTGTTTTTGGAACATCTAATTCTTTACCAACACCCTCATCCCATTCTTGACTTAGGGGATAAGCAGCAATTGTATATTCTTCGCTTAATCCACTTGTTCCTTCTGTCTCGTAAAGTCTAAGATTTAACTTATAGTCATTTGGTAAAACAGATGAGCTAATATAGCTTTCTATTTCATCGGTATCAAACTGAAGAAGAACTCTTGTTTGATAAGAAAATGTTCTATCAAAAAATACTTTTTTTAATTCAAGTATCTCATCTTGTCCTGTGTTCTTATCCTTAAAGTCTTCGCCTGTAATTGAGTTTGAACCACTATTGATAAAAGTATCTTTGGTTGTAAAAAAATATCTATGCATTATATTACCTTCCCATAAATGTCTTGATTTGGATTTTTTAATTCAAATACTGCAGGTGATATAGATGGTCTATAGATACCATCTTGAAGAGCTTCGTTAAAATTAAATTGAAATCCATAATTATTATCATCTCCTATAACCTCACCATCTCCTTTATAATAGTATAATTTCCTACCACTAGCATATTCATCGTTCCCATCTTGAAATAATATTAATTCTTTTATTCCAATTACACCATCTAAACCTAATATATTATATTGTAAATCATTTATATTAATTGATTGTCTAAACTGCATTTTCTCTACTTTAAAAAAGTCTTTGATAGTTTGAATTACATTTAATTTAACTTCCGTTGGATTGAATCTTCTATCAACATTTACTTTAAAATTAACACCAAAGTTTATTATGTAGCCGGAAAATAGATTATCATTTAAAGTAAATCCAAAATCAACAATATCATTAATCATTCTAAATTGATTAAGGTAAGTAGCTATATTTTGTAAAATAAGTTGAGGTGTTTGTACTAATTGTTTATTTTGATTGTAAGAAAGAGTAGATACTAAAAGAGTTCCACCATCTAATCTTTCTACAAATGATTTAGCAATACTACCAAACTTTGTTGGAATACTTTGTATTCTTGCTGTATAATCTTCTTTGGTTACACAACGAAGTTGAGTAGCAAAAAAGGCACTAGCATTATTTTTAATCTCATCAACAGTTTGACCATCTGTCCCACCGACACTAGGCTCATCATTTGTAACGGATATAGTAACACCATCAGGAGCATTATTTATATTGGTAAGTTCTCCAGCTTGAACATTTGATGTAGCACCACCACCTACTCTATAAGTAAAAGTCATTATAGTATTTGCTGGAGTTTCACCTAAGTTTAAATTATTTCCAATTGTAGAACCTATAGCACCAGGTATATCAGCAAGATTGTTTCCATTTATTGTTACACCAGCTTGTTCTACCGAATCTACATTTGAACCGGAATTACTAAATCTAAATAATCCATTTCCAAAACAAACCTTATACGTTTGTGTATCCTCATCAAACTTTGATATAAATTTTTTGTTTGTTTTTATATATTCAGCAACATAAGGAACAGGTATAGTAGATAAACTATCAGTAGCATCACCTTGGTCATAAGCACTATCTCTAGTAGCATCATCACTATAATGAGTTTGATTTAAAACTTTTTCTTGTGCTAAGTAATCAACCTCATACCATGTAAGTGCTGATGAATCAATACAATTTAATACTTCAACTATATCATCTTCACCTAAATCTAATTCTAAAAATTTAGTTGGGTTTGTTATAGTAAATGATTTTGTTTTGGTTTGACCCGAAACAGCTCTTACATATCGTGTTAGGGTATAAGATTCCGCTTCTCCATTACTATCTAATGTTGGTGCACTTATAACAGGATCACCTGAGCCACTTGATGTAAAATCTATTTCACCAGTTGTTTCAAAAAGTATTTGTGAATCTACACTTGACGCAATTTGTAATCCACTATCTATCGAAGATGGTGCTTGCCCATAATCAGGTGTCCCATCTGCTTTTGCATCTATAGTGGTAGTAACTTTTAACTTAACAACCGATGGAGTTTTGTTGGGAACTTTATACCCTAAGAACTCCGATAGTCTTCTTACATTTCTTTTCTCGGTTGCAGTTGCTATTAAGTTTTCTTTATAATTGTAATCGATATAATAAGAAAGAACATCACCAACATAACTTGATAATTCTATTAACATCATACCAGGTGATGTTTCGTTAAAATCTTTATATGTATCAGGAAAGTAAGCTTTAGTATATTCAATCAAGTCAGCTTTAATTGTACTAAAATCTTTACTTGTGTAATTTACATTTGTTTTTATTAGTTTTTGTTTATCGGTATATGCCATTAGTAAGCTCCATCGCCTGTTGCTGATGAGGTTTCATCACCTACACCATCAAATGTAACTTGAACACTTTCCGTAGCGTTAGGTGTTCTATTTATATTAAATTCTATGTTTATAGTCACCTGATTTATGTCATCTCTTCGGTTGACTTCAATGTTTCTTAAATCAACAAATGGTAACCATCTCTGAAAAACATCTACAATATCATTTTCAATTTGAATTGAAAGGTCTTCGGTCATCTGTTCAAATAAAAGTTGTTTTAGATTCATACCCAAACCAGGTTGAAATAATCTTTCACCTTGATTGGTTTGCAATAAAAGTTGTATGTTAGTTTTTACAGCCTCAATAGTAGTTTTAGTTGTTGCAAAATATCCATCTCCACCAGCAACCCTAGCAAATGGAAAGTCTATTCCAACTGATACTCTACTATCTTGGTCTTCTACAAATCTATCTTTTCTTCTATCTAGTATTGGCATTATGCTTCCTTAACACTTATTAATTTTACTTTTGATTTTCTGACATTAGTGTTTACCGTGGGTAATCCAACCTTATTTGATGTCTCACTTATTTGAACAACACCAATTACTGGTGCTGTATTAGCACCACTCTGAGCAGCTGGACTTCCAGCAGTAGCTACAGCAACCTTACCAGGTAAGATATTATATGGTGCTTCCATTTCAGTAATATTAAAATCTTGTTTAACAATAAAATCTATTATAGCATTTCTTAGGTCTTCTGCTAAATCATCTACTTTCTTTTTACCATCCGCAGTAGAATCTACAAAATCTTTACCTAAGTTTTTTTCAAAGGCAGCATATATGTCGGATTTAAGCCCCATTTCTAAACTTTTCCTTTTCTTCTACTTTCTTCATTACACCTGAATAATCTTTATTAAGAGCATTAGCTAGATGGTCAGGTAAACCAGCAGTATCTTCGGTTACAGATTTTACTTCTGCTTCTTTATTTATATTTTTCCATTCGCCTGAATGAGCAGTTTCTTTTAAGATGTCATTTAAAATAGAATCCTTAGTCATTGGAACTCTCGTGTTAGATACTGGATTATTACCAGTAGTAGATGCGGTAGGTTGTGGCGCTCTATCTTCAACTATACTATTAGTTTTACTACTAACTAGCGCTTCATCTATCTTTTTCTCCAGTACAGAAAATTTATAATCTAACTCTTCTCTTATAACTTCTCTTATTAATTTCTTAAATATATTAACCTTCATTATTACTCCTGTTGTTTTGTTCTATGTAATGATGATGACTCAGAAAATTAGGACCATCTTTGGCATAATTTATATTTTGATTATCATCTTCAGTTTCAGTTCTTGCTTTTAATTGTTCTACTATCTCAGTTAAAGTAAGTGTAGGACTTTCAAGTGCCACACTCTTACTCGCATCCAATGAAGCTCCTAAAGCATCAGTAAGTGGCACAGGAACTCCTTGTACAAGAGCATGAGCATTTTTTAATATCTTTGTTATATCTTCTAACATCTTTCTTAACTCATCACCTAATACTACAGGCTCCTTCTTACTTTTTGCTGGTTCTCCTAAATAAATATTACCAGAATTAATAACTGAATAACCTGAATTGTTTAATGTGAAATTCTTTTTAGCTCCAAAATTTATATTTCTATTTGATGATACAGTAAAATCTCCTTGGTTGCTTCTAGCATCAAATGTTATCTTATCAGAAGTGATAAGAATTTGATCTGATGGATTTGCATTATCTAACTCACCAAAGTTATAATTAAATATTCCTTCATCATCATCATTACCTTTATTCAATACATAATTACTAGCATCATCAAATATATCTACTGACAATAAAAAATTTGTAGAAAGATTAAAGTTTTGTCTAATTGATCCATTAGATAATAAAGATATAAGAGAACCGTTAACTAGTGATTCTTCGGCATATGGATTGTTATTACTTATATTTAGTATAGGAAAAACAGCTTTAGATCCCACTCTAATACCATTACCATGTCTACCTTCTATTAATAAATCAGAATGTTTTGATGTATTGTAACCAAAATCGGATAATAAATCCATTTCTTTGTTTTTACCTTTTTGTAACTTAGTAATTAAGATATTAGAGTGATATTCACTTCCATAACCAGAAGACGGGTCTATATTATCTTTTAAATTAGAATTTTCATCTTCTAGTTGTAAAGAATAAAAATTAGAATTGGATTTATTAGGTTCATTAAATGTATTTAAAGGACCTATATAATAAAATTTTTTTGCTATCAATGAAAATAATACTAAATCACCTCTAGTTATAGAATCACTTATACCTCTAAATAATGGTCTAGCTTTTATTTTTTTTTGTACAATGGGTAGAGTTCCATTAAGAGATTTTATTTCTATTATTTGAGATGAAGTTTGCTCCTCGTCTTGTCTGTCTTTATCATTATTATTAATAAAAACTTTATTTACAAAACCTAAATTAAATTCTATGGATGTACTAACTACATCATCAAAAAATCTATTAGCCATTATGTCTTTCCATACTTACTTCTTATATCAGACATATCGACAATTTCATCTTTTTTCTTTTGTAAATCAGTTGTTACATCTTCGAGAGTTGCCATTAGTTGTTCTTTTTCTTCTTCAGAAAGTAAAGCAGCACTACCATCATCGATAGTTTGCTTGGACATAATGCGTTGATATATAGTAGCTAGTTTAACAAGGTTATCATCATTACGAATACCCACATCCATTAACTCTTTGATTATAGGACCTACAACAGCTATGTCCTCTATACCTTGGATATAGCCATGAACTTCCTGAATCAATAAGTCAATCTGAGTTTTCTTTAACTTAGTGTTCTCGTATATCTCCTCAGATAAATCTGAAAAGTTTTTATCACCGAATATTTTATAATCGTTTTCCATACATATAAATATAGTACGGGTTTAGAATTACACTAAAGAACCTGTATATCTTAGGTTGTCTATATGACCACGGCTAAGAACTTCTTCTTGGATTCTAGGATAAATCTTACGAAATGTATTAGTGACTTGAGTAATTTTAGATGTCTTAACATCTGTCATTTCTCTAATCATAATGTATATTGCTTTCTTATTAAAGTTATCGATATTATCTTTATTCTTACATAGGTATAATATAGATTCAGCAATATCTCTATCGGCTGGTTTCGGAAAAAGTCTTTCTATATTTTCTTCAAAATATTCCATAGTCTTTTTAAATATATCCGAAGATGGACTTTTTTCTATCACTTCGTCATCAACACCTTGTGTATAAAGAGTATCAACATCATCGTGAATTTTTACTTTTTTATAGTTAGCATTATTATTTAATATAAGATAATTCTTTGCTACTACAGAAAAGTAACTAAAGGCTTTACTACCTTTGGTTTCATCAAACTTGTGCATATTGATTACAAGATTGGATACGACCTCTTCTTGTAAATCTCTAAACCCATAACTAAAATAACTAAACTTAAATGTATTAATTATGTTTTCAGCAAGTTTAAGAAAAGCTTTATGAATTTCTTCAGTATAAATTTTGTTTCTTTCTGATGGTCTTTCACAATGATTATATCTTACGATAGCATCATGAACTGGTGTACCAAAATATATTTTACTTTTTTTCTTTCTTTTTTTCTTTAATGGGGGCATCTTCAACCTCTGTTTCAAATAAACTATTTAATTCATTACCAAGTCGCTTTATCTCTGTAAAGAAAAAACCGACTTCATCATCGGACTCGAAAGTCCCTCGGTCATCTATTTTTTTAAGTTGAAGTTTTATTGATTCTACTGTATTATTTATATTTAATATTATGTTTTCGTAGTCGTTGATACGGCGTAATGCATAGAAAGCTACCAATCCTAAAAAGGTAGCTATTATTCCAAGTGTAACGGTTATTATGTAATGTAACAATTAAGACTCTAATTCTATTATTTTTTCATCTATCAAATCTATGGCTTCTATAAGTACTTCATTTTGTTCTTCACTAAGTTCTGTTTCTAATAACAAACTCTTTAAATCCTCTAAGAAAAGGATAATTTCGTTGTTAATCATTAAGCATCTCCTACGATATTAGTTAATAGTTCAAGTATCTGGTCGTTATCAAAATCTTCCAAATCGTCTATATGGTCATCTAATGTTTTAATTAAATCTTTCATATAACCATCTTTAAAATTTTGTACAGTTTTTTCAAACAACTCTGGATTCTCTACTTCTAATACATCTAATATTTGATTAATTAAATCATTAGCATCTGTTAGATTTTTTCTTACCTTAAAAAACATTTCTTTATGCCTTGATTGTTCTACTTCTAAGGTATCTAATCTGCTAAGTATAAAAGATATAACTTTAATTATTTGTTCGTTTGTATGTTGTGATTTTTCCATATATCCATAAATATTTACTTACTAATGAAATCACTTATATTTTAGTTATTATTATTTAAAGTTTAGGGGCATAGAAGAAAGGAAGAAAGAACTATGCCCCATATAGAACCTCTTGAAATGAGATTCAATTCTTTGAGAACGATTATAACCTATTTATATTCCTCTGTAATATACACAATTAAAACCATTAAGTCAAGCATTATTTTTGAGAACTTGAAACTAAATTATTAGAAACTTGTTCACTTAATAAGGATTGTATGGTGAAATATAACGATGGGTTTCGTTTTAATAAATCTTTAAAATCTTGTTGAGGCCAGACCAAACATTCAGCATTATGTTCTACCTTACAAGTTGCTGTTGCTGGTTTCTCTGTAAGGAAAGACATCTCTCCTACAAACTGACCATCTTTTAATTCTGCTACTTTATTATCATTAACAAGAACATCAACAGTTCCGTTATAGATAAGGATTAAATCTTTTACTGACTTACCTTGGGTTATGATAGGTAATGGTGTATTAAACTTTTTCCATTCTGCTACTTTGGTTATCTTTAAGAACTCAACAGGTGTTAAACCCTTAAACATAGTTTCATATAATTCTTTTTCTTTATCTGTCATATCAACTGGTCGTTTTTCATATATGATAACTGCCACATGATATAAGTTAAGTAGTATAAAGATAATGTTCCAACCGATAGCAATCCACATAGGTTCGGCTGGAATATAAAAGTTATATAATACAGAGAATAAACTAGCAACTATAGATACGAGTCGTAGATATAAAATGTCCTTTACCAAAAAGGAAAAGGCAATAAGACCAAATGCTAAATGTCCAGCTATAGTTGCTATATTCATATTACATATTGTTGTAAACTCGTTTCACATAAAAGTTTGTCTTTATATAATTGTCTGAGTATTTTTTTGTTACGGTAGGACCATGACTATACGCAGTAAGTGTAGATGGAATACATTCATCAAAATGTTTATTAAGTTTAGATAAATACTTTATTCCAACTGTAACATTTACATAAGGATCAAACAAGTCTTCTTTGGGTGTTTGGAATTCAGACATAGCTGTTTTAGGTAGTATTTGCATTAAACCTAAAGCACCACTACTTGATACAGCTTTATGATTCCAATCTGATTCAGTTTGTATAACGGCTTTAACCATTTCATACTCCACACCATATTCCCAACAAAGAGCTTCTATGTAAATAAGTATGTGCTTAAGTTTAGATTTATTCAAAGAAGATTTAATTTCTTTTGCTTGGGTTTCGTAATTACTTGGTGTAAATGGCACATTGACCATACGGACAATGGTTTCGGTTTTGGTATTTATTATGCTAGATGGTTTATTTAAATTGACATATCCAACAACGGATAGTGAAGTCAAAGATACACCTAACAGAAAACACAATCTGTTCATATTCATATTATTACCCTTTCTTTATTAATAAGTATATTAAGAATTGTCTTCAAGTTTTCTAAAAACCTTTTTTTCTTTTGAGTTCATCATTTGTAGCTTAGATAAGTTGTCCATCATCTTACCTTTTTGTACAAGTGATATTTTATCTTCAGAGTAAAATTTATTAACTTTATCTACTGCTTGTTGATAACCCCATTCAATAAATTCTTTTACTATAGTTTGGTATAATGTTTCTGTTTTCATATGAGAGAGTTTAGGACTATTAGAGTGAGAGATTTTTATCGTTGGTTTTGGGTTATATATATTATCATAGTATTTTTCTAACCACCTATCCCAACTATTATCAGAGAAGATACCTTTAGCAGCTCGTCCACCATTAGCAGACCTACGGTCTAATCTCTGAATGTTTCTTTTAGTTTCCTCTTGGACAGGTTGAACAATCGCACCTGTCTTGTGAGGATATACAATGTGAGCTGAATACTTCTGTGTATCGGAACAATTGATACAGGTATATAAACCGAGTTGGACTCGTGATGAATCCAACTCTGTTGTACAAGCTTTACAATACACTATAACAAACTTACAGGTGGGTGATTCATAACTTCTTCTAGTTCTTCTCCGGATATAACTTTCTCCCCATCTAGTATAGCTTTTTCTAATTCATCTTGAAGACCATACATCAGTTCCTTAGCAATATCAATAGATATTCTAGTATCTGTATTAGCAGAGTAATCTGGTAAGGTGTTATCTGCTTCATCCATCAAAGCTTGTATCTCACTAAGTTGTTCTAGTATTTCTTTATATTCCATTAGTTTAAATCTCCATACATTAAAAGGCTATTAACCAAAGTTTCATCATTTGCTGTCCATTCGGTTTTATCGTTCCAATAAACCTCGCCTGTTTCGTGATTGTAAATCTCCACTATGTGTATCTCATCATCTATCGTATTGGTTACAACAGCAAAATCATCACAAGTCATATCAGGAGTTATCGGTTGGTAACCATAAGAATAGTCAATCATAAACTCACTAAAGTTAAGTTCTACGATATGAGCACCTAAATCGTGAATAGCAATCTTATGGTCTTTGTGAAATATTGTTTCGTCTAAGTTCATTTTTTTTCCTCTTTTGTTATATGTAAAGCTACTACAAATAAATGGTAATGTCAAGCACTTTCTACCAAAAAGTTTCTTTTTCTTTTATAGATGGTGAATCATCGGAAAATGAATTAGCCCACTCTGGTGTCCAATCTTCGGTTTCACCTAATATTTTTATATCAATCATTTTCTGAACAGACAGCACTTTATTTAAATTTAATTTGCTGTCTGCCCAAATAGAAAAGTTAATGACCTTATTCATACTTTGGTCTTTAGCTTTTATCTTATACCACATTTATTAAGCGTGACCTAAACCTTCGTAGTAAAGTTCAGCATCTGCTTCTAGTTGTTCCACCTCACTTACTTCATCCAGGTGGTCTGTTATGACATCCACTTCATCTGGATCAAATGGTATGTCCCTATCCAAATCAACCTCAGTTTCATAAGATGATACCGATGGTAAACCTGAATAGTTACAGGTCATATTATCGGTTTCATAAGATTTCATAGTTACCTCATCTACAAAATTCATCTTATTTGCCGCTTCCATTTTTGCTTCATGTTCTTCATAAGCCTTTCTGATACTTTCTTTTAAGTCTTCAAAGTATGTTGTTTCAGTAATGTTACCCATATTATTTTTCTCCATTTATAGCGTTATTAAAATCAGGATTTTCTTCACAGTAGTTATCAAAACTATACTCGCCAGTTTTACAAGCTCTATTCGTTAGGTCTTCGTCCAACTCCATAAACAACCTATCACGACCTTCTTCACTAAACCAAGCGATATCATGTTTTTGTTCACCGAACACACCAAACGCATCTTCACCATGCCTAGTCATCTCAACTATTTTAATCTCGTTACTTACAGAAGATAGAACATACTCAACAACTAGCTTGTTCTTCTCCATGAAGTCTGAAGAGTCTGTTTTTCCAAAATAAAAATCATAAGTGTAAGTCATTCGTTTTTTCCTCTTTTGTTATATGTAAAGCTACTACAAATATTTGACAATGTCAAGCACTTTCTGGAATTAATCCATAAAATCAATTTCAAAGTCATCCCATTCTGCCACATCATTCATCGGGCTAGAATCTATAAAGTTGTCATCTCTGAAATACGTTGAAACAAACTCATCATCCATATCTTCGTTTGAACCAGCAGTTACCCAATTTTCTTTGATATCTTTATCAGCAGCTTTCTTTGCTTTCTTATCAATTATTAGGTCGTCTTCGCCGACTTCAAAGTCAAATGGTAGGTCATTTAGGTTTATACTCATATGTTTATTGTCCTTGTGTTATTAGTTATTTAAAATGTAAGGTTTATCCCACTTACCAAGATTAACTGACATATACCAACCGACATGAAAGTAATCAGTTTGGACATCAGATTTATCAAAGTTACCAATGTTCATCGCTGGTATTACTTCACTCAAAAAGGCAAGTGCTTTAGGGTTATCAGCAAAATGGTCTTTGTACCAATACTCGTTAATCCTATCAGTACCAAAGTCAATAGAACCAGATTTGATATTCAAAACTAATTCAGAATAATTATGAACACCCAATGTAGCTTTGATACCGTGTTTTTTACATATTGATTTGATTAGTGGAGCCAGTTCTTTCTTTTTTTCTTGATTCATGTAAGCCATGTTTTTTTCCTTTTTTTAACTATTAAAGATACTACAAATATTTGACAAAGTCAAGCACTTTCTACAAATAATTAGGACCTGTCCATTGGTAGAACTTACCACCATCGAAGATGTTTCCTCTAGCCCACTTAGCAGGAGCAGCCCAACCAGCAGCTTTGAATACATCACCAGTCTTGTAAGGTATTCCCTTTAGAACACCCTCACCATTAGCGATGAAACCCCATACAGAACTACCTTGTATCACCTTAGTATATTTTTTACCGGTTCTAATATTAATACCTTTGTTAAACCTTTCAATCATATCTTCGCTAGTCATCCAATCAGCGTAATCTTTTTTAATACCTATGACTAAATTGTCTAAGGCAGTAACAAAGTCTATCTTTGAATTTCTATCTAATGTGTTATCTGTTTTCATTATCTTTTCCTCTTTTGTTATATGTAAAGCTACGAATAATATTTGATAAAGTCAAGCATTATTTTTAGAAATCTCCTGGTGCTACTTGGAAAGTATTAAGTCCCAAATCTCTCCACATCTTGACAACCTTATCTCTATCATCAACAACCAAGAATACATCGTCAATATCTACGAAAGTATCTAACATAGCTTTCTTTAAGATTTCATCAGGCATAAATCTCATATCGGGTGTTGCCTTGTTTCCTTCAGCAATTGGCCATGAGTTAGCTTTAAACTTATCAGGTCTTAATACTAAAAGGTCATGTGGCACACTATTAACCGTTAACCAATGTTTAGTAGCAACAAAACCTCTATCGTTCCTACCACTAAAAATAACAATCTTAAATCCATCGTTATGAAACATTTGAGCCATCTTAATAACTGGATGATTAGGTTGATCCCAATCTAAAATAGATTGTGGAGCAGCAAAGATTTCCCAATCTAACTTACCATTGGGTTTTAATGCTTTATCTCTTCTAATATCAATATTAGCAAGAGTTCCATCCAAATCAAAAATTACTGTCTTCTTCATTATTTCTCCTTTTGTCATATATGAAGATACGGAGAATAAATGACAAAGTCAAGCATTATTTTACCATTGAACACCTGTATATGGAATCCGTAATAAGAAATAATATTTGTCGTCAATGATGAATGTATTACCTTGGCTAAATGGATTAGTTGTCTCAAATACTATTCTCTCTATGATAATCTCTTCTACTTCGTATGAATAAATTCTATTCATATTATCAAAGGTAACAGGCTTAACAATCTCTATGTCAATTGGACAATGTATATCAGTAGATGGTATAAGTCTATAAGGAATAACTTCTGGTCCTACTTGACCTTTAAGTGAACAGAATAATAATGTACCTGCTGTTAATAGAATGTGAACTATTGAAAATAACCGTTTCATTTACTACTCCTTTATTTGAATTTCATTCTTGTTTTAAATGTTGTAAATCCACTTTTACATTCGTGACACGAACAACTATTAGTAGCTGATACTTTATAAACTTTATCATCTACTTTACATACGTCAGCTGATTTTACTTTGTAAACTTTTGGTTTAGAGCAATCTGCAACACCTTGCCAAAACCATTCTTCAAATTTATATGTTGTCCAAGATACTAATGATGTATACCAATCTCTTATCATCTTTCTATATAACCTAAAACCATTCTCGGCCACTTGTC